ACCCAATGTATCGCCACCGAGTGATGCGGGTGGCGACGCGCATGACAAGAGTCCGAAGAACAAGCTGGGCTATCAAGAGGAAGGTGCATCCTACATTAATGAGCACGAGGGTGGAGGAAATGATGATAAGGACTCCGAGATAAGAGCCACCGTCGAAGGACGAATCGTGCGTAAGGAATGTGGTATTGGGGTTGTGGGACAGACAACCGACGACACCGGTCGCAAACAAATATGCGGCGTGTTGTCGCAACCCATATCAGTTGAACCCAATGTCTATGCGCAGGAGCTTCTCAACGCGATAAAGGCCATTGAGAAGAGAATTCAACTGCCACATCGTCCTTACGCTGGGAGCGCGAATGATGAGCTGAAGATAAAGAGGATGGTTTATCAAGCCACGCATGGCAAACGCAATGCGCCTTTTTCTGCTAAGAAGGTGCTGGATTTGCTCCACACATTGGTCTACGAAGAGATAAAGTCCAACAAGTGGACTGAGGCGCGTGTGGCAGATGCGATTGAGGGATTGTGTAGGGAGATAGATCCCGAATTTAAATTGAAAGCTGCAGTAAAACTTGAGCCTATGCCCGAGGAAAAGGCTCCGCGGTTGTTGATTGCTGATGAAGACAGGGGCCAGGTGATGGCACTTATGACGATTTACTGCATTGAAACGCTCATCAAGAAGCACTTCCCAGAAAAGGGTATCAAGGGCCTTTCGAAGAAGGACGCCATCAAGCGAGTGATGAAAGCTTGTAGGGTGCCGAGGAAGGTTGCGAAGAACATGGTGTCTATATTCGAAGGAGACGGCAAGGCGTGGGATGCGCTTTGTAGTGCAAAAATTCGCGAACTTGTGGAGAATCCAGTGATTAACCACGTCGCGAACCTGGTGAACGGGTTCATGTACGCCACGCCTCAGACGTGGGCAGATGCCCACGCTTCGATATGCGCACAGGAGAAGTTGGATATTTCTTATACCAAAAATAAGGAGTTCCAAAAGATAACCATCAACGCAATCAGGAGGAGCGGCCACCGAGGCACCTCCTGCTTAAATTGGTGGATCAACTTTGTGTGCTGGCATTGTGCTCTTTTCGAGGACCCTGAGTTATTCCTGGACCCATCCCACAGATATGGGAAGGACGTCACAGGAGTTACTAGATGGTTGAACAGCGCCTTTGAGGGCGACGATTCCTTCCTGGTGACTTCCCCGAGAATAGAGCCGGGGAAAGCGCTCCACACCAACATTTTGCAGTTTTGGGAGCGTATAGGATTCAATATGAAGATTGAGATCAGGAAGGATAGGGCGTTGTTCGTGGGTTATTACATTGGCTTGGACGAGGCTGGTCCGTTGTTTGACGAGAAGAAGGATGAGTGGATGATGGTGCCAGAGATTGACAGATGTTTTTCGCGAGCGGGCACTAGTTGTTCACCATCAATGATAGAGGCTTTTCAGTCAGGCAATCGAGACAAGTGCGTCAAACTCGCAGGATCCGCAGCGATGTCAAGAGCGTTTGAATTTGCAGGACTCGCCCCCACCATCTCGGGCAAGTTCCTACAATACGCCATTGACTGCGACTTTGAGGTGACCCACGATTTGAAGATGCGGACCAACCAAGAATTCGACGACAAGAGTGAGCTCGTGGAGCACATCCGTGCTATGAATGCCACATGCCAGAGCGAGGAGAAGATATTGAGATCCACTGGTTTCTGGAGTAGTGACCAGGAACTGAATCGCTTTGTTGATTTCATGTGGGATTATGACCAGCTTGGGGATTGGAAGGGCTTTAGGGAGAGCCTCCCTGAGTCATGGCGCCAGTAGGCGCCGCCGCGCGTGTTTGGGAACAGGATTACCGATGCTGTACTGATTTAATTCAGCCTTTGGCTGGCTAAGTCCCAGGCCCACAGGAGGAAATGCCTGTGGGGAGAGAGGGAAGACGACAATGCATTGAACCGGGGTTTGCCCCCCCCCTGCCGGAGTCGTCCGGGCGTAGGTAGAGTCCGCCCGTTGACCGAGGCTTATTCTTCTTCACTCATCGTAGCCCTAGCGGTGAGTGGCGAGCCCGCTGACGTAGTTATCCGGTGCGTCTGTGGTGAAGGCCGTGGGAGAGGGGGATTTAGTCACCTCCTTGGTTTGGCCACCTTAACTCCTACTGAACGGGGGCTAGGCTCTTTGGCACGCCGTTTGCGTGGCAACACTGGCTACCAACCAGCG